CTGAGACTGTGTTAAAACAGTTTGAGCGGGACTCTGGCAGGACGGTTCGCCGCACCTACAACTTTCCATTGGACAAAAGCGCAACTGATGACTCAATATTTCGGACCAACACGTCGCTCGCAAGAGCGGCTGCTGACTCCGATTTTGAGAGCTCATTGGTTGCGCCTGATGGCTACGGAACAATTGTCAAGCGGTCAGAGACCGTTAGACGTCAGTGGTTTTCCGGTGCATTTACCTACCATCTACCTTCCGACTTTGACTCTCGGAAGGGAATGGTTGATAGTGCAGCGAATGCCGATAAGTTGTTCGGCGTATCACTGACCCCAGAAGTTCTCTGGGAATTGACTCCGTGGAGCTGGGCCGTCGACTGGGTCACTAATGCTGGGGATGTTTTACACAACCTCAGCCAGTGGCAACAGTTCGGTCTGGTCTTGCGGTATGGATATATGATGGAACATTCCATCAAAACAGATATCTATACCTTTTTCGGGAAGTCCGGTATTTATGGACGTCCCGATCTTACGGTACCCCCTCTCCGTCTCGTAACAGAGACGAAGAAACGAGTACCGGCAAGCCCCTTTGGATTCGGGATTACCTGGGATGGTTTGTCTCCACTCCAGGTCTCGATTCTGGGTGCTTTGGGTATCACCCGAAGTGCCTAGACAGTTCACTGTCAAAAACACCACCGTCACGAAATAAGTGACGAGAACGGAGCACGCCAATGGCGTTTGCCGATCCACAGTCCATCACAATCTCGGGTACGCCGATTTCCTTGCCCAAAACCGTTTCGGGCGAGAATCTCGGTAAGTACCAGAGTGCGGATGGACTGGTAGTCCTAAGTGCACAAAGCGCCTACGGGCGCCGTACACGGCGGACTCTCAGGGTTGACCATTCGAAGATCACCTCTGATCCGTTTATCCCCGCCAACAATGTCAAGGTCGGTATGTCTGTATATACCGTCTTTGACTTGCCGGTTGCGGGATACACGAATACGGAGGCGAAGGCAGTATATGATGGCTACAAGGCCATGATTGCTGCTTCTTCGGATCTCCTCATCACCAAGATTCTTGGTGGTGAGTCCTGACCGCACATCACATCCTACCTCTCATCCACTCGGCTGTTGATTCAGCACTTGTGGGAGCGGTTGGTGTGTACGCGATTAGGGCTGTTTCTGGTGGGCGACCTTCGCGTGAAATACGCGAACGTCGACCTCGGCATCGTCCTCATTATGTAAGAGATTACATTCCTGAGGTCGAGTCCGATGTTGATGATGAAACCCGTGAACATGGGTGGCATCAACCAACACATCAGTACAGGAGGTCTCAGTCTAGGTGGTCTGAATAAACCATCTATTCTGACGACGGCTGTTGTCTGGTCGACTGCATTAAAAAGTGCAGTCGGCCATTCAACGCATCAACATTGGCTAAGGAAAGCACACCTCTATAAAGGAGGGGCTTTGAAAAGCCTGATGTTGCTCTGGAAAGTGTTAGCACAGGAATGTGCTAACGAGTTGTGCACTAGCGCCACCCGTGACTACAAAATAGTCACGTGTCGGTGCGAACATGAGGGGTTATCGTTTCTCACGATAACCCTACCCAAATTCGGAAAAGACTTCCAAAAAAGTCTTGACCGAGGCTGGGTCGATCGCGATCTCTTCCAAGGTTTTTCTTGGAGAGCAGGTCTCCCCCGATTTCTCGGAGGTTTCCTCGATCGTGTGTTCGACCGTGCTAGTGGTGAGTTGCTCAACGAGCCGGATATAGATGCAATTCGATCCATTCGTCAGTTAACACTGATGTTTGGAAAGATCCAGCTCCCTTGCAGTGATGCAAGGGAGAGGGCCGCTATGTCTGACTATGTTGAGTGTGAGAAGGAGGTCAGGATCGCTGACGCCAACCGAAGTCCTCAGTTGTTAGAGGATTTTGGAAGGATGTCAGCGTTATTGTTTCGGGATGTACTTACCGTAGTAGACCGTGAGGCCTACTATGGTGAGATGATTCCGAAACACGGTCCGGGCGCTACTGCCGATAGATTGCGTGCAAACGCAAAATATCGACTTAGTTCCTGGACCGACCGACTGGAGTCGATCTTCCCCGCTGGGGAATTTCTTCTCCCGAACTGGTCATTCGTTGACCAGTACTTCGGTATTGACCAC